CCTCCACAACATACCTTATGAATGAGAAGGACACACTGCACTTTAAAATTTGTCCTTGTTCATAAGAAAGAGGAATGGCAGTGATATCTCTAGGAAAAGCTTGAACAAAAGTATAGTCAAAAGTTATCTTAGGGATGGTGGATTCATCTGAAAAATGATCCTTCTCAAACTTACTCAAGAATATATCCTTCTTATATGTTTTAGGATAAGATACTCTTTGATTTGTAAATGGACTTTTAAATTTTGTAGGATCTGTAATCCCACTGATATAATCAATCCACCTTTCAAACATTTTAATTGTATTATACTCTCTATCAACATAGAATGTCAACCCCAACACATCATCATATATTCTCCTATATGCCATCTTCTCAGTGACACCTTGATAATCATTAGTGACATCATGAGTTGCTAGTGAGGAACCTGGTAGGTTTGCTTCTGAACAAGACAAGCTAATATTATCTAGATCTAGATCACTTAAATCTGTAAGTCTAGATCTAACTGCTGCTGGCACTGATAGAGTCAAACGATACTGGGAGGTCTGTGCAACATTCAACAACCTACTTTTTATATCATCTACTCTTAATTTTTCTGGACGAGCACCTGCCATCTATAAATATTTTAGATTATATATTATGTATAAGAGATGGCTGAAAGTATTAAGAGTAAGTACAAACCAAAGTACCCTCAAAAATATCAAGGCAATTCAAATAATATAATATGTCGTAGTAGTTGGGAGCGTAAGTTCTGTAGATACTGTGATCTGAATAAGAATATTATAGCATGGGCTTCTGAAGAGATAAGTATTCCATACCTATCTCCTGTAGATCACAGACCTCATAGATACTATCCAGACTTTCTTATGAAAGTAAAAGAAAGTAATGGTAAGGTTAAAACTTATGTGATTGAAGTGAAACCAAAAAAGCAAACTAAACCACCAAAGAAAAAATCTAGAGTGACTAAATCATATCTGTATGAACTTACAACCTATGCTGTCAACCAAGCTAAATGGAAAGCAGCACAAGAGTTTTGTTTAGATAGAAGAATTGAATTCAAAGTTATCACAGAAGATGAGTTAGGTATCAAGTAATGTCAGAGAGAACAGAAGAACTTCAAGAACAAATTGAAGGACTAACCAGTGCTGATGACATCATGATGAATATCATGGAGGTCTTCAGTCAAACTGAATTAGTTCCTGATGCAGGTGGATACTATACCTTTGTATATAATGCCAAAACACCTGGTGTGTATGATGAGTTCCCTCTTGTTGCTGTTACCTTTGTAGAAAGGTGGGGATTCCAAGGACTTAACTTTCATTGGGGAACATCAAGGAACTATACATGGCAAGAGGTGGTAGGAAGATTGCATGTGATCAACAATGATGAGATAGATTATCTACGTTCATTATCTTATGCAAACTTTAAGACTAAATAACTAAAAAGATATTCATGTCAGAAGTATCTAAAACAAAATTTTCTAATTTAGAAAAATCTATTAACATTATAGAAATAGATGCGGATGCTGATACCATTAAAGTAACAGATTCTAAGGGAGAAACTATAGCAAATTATGTTAACAATAATTGGGACCCAGTTGAGTCTCATAGTGGGGGATCTGCTCTTGTTACAACTCAAATTAATCTAGATTCTTGGAATCAAGCTTTAAAACAATCTGTTGATAATTTATCAAAAGAAGATTTAGAAAAACTTGCTTCTTATAAAAATAAAATAGATACTGAAAATAAAACCGTAGCAAAAAATGAATCAAAATCTGGTCAGAATTCAGGTGGTGATGATGATAGCAAGGGATCTAAATTTAATTTAAGTAACATTAATGTAACTGACATTCCTAAAGATCCAGAAGGATTTTTCATAGGAAGATATCCTTTGAATCAACAAGACAGTTCAAACTTTGACTTCCTTAAGATAACATGTTATGACTATCAATCAGGATTAGACCTAAATGCAACAGGAAGAAACTTATTTAAAATAAAAGATATTGATAAAAGAGAAAAAGTTAGAAGAGGGGTAGTAAGTCTTCCAATGCAACCTGGTATATCAGAATCAAACTCTGTTAACTGGGGTGAAGAGGGATTAAATCCCTTTCAAGTAGCAGGAGCTCAAGCAGCAGGTGAAGTAATGACTAAAATAGCTGATGTGGTATCTGGTGGAGGATTTAATATGCAAGGTATTATGGAGACTGCTGGTAAAACAGGTGGTGCTTTGGCAACTGCTGTAGGTGAAGATGCAATCAAAGCATTTTTTGCTGGACAAGCAATAGGAGCAAATATTTTGACAAGAGGAACAGGTTTAACAATCAATAATAATTTAGAAGTATTATTTAATGGTCCAGTGTTAAGAACATTCAACTATACATATAAATTTACTCCTAGAGAACCAAAAGAAGCTGATAAGATAAAACAAATTATCAGATTCTTTAAAAAACAAATGGCTCCTAAGAGATCTAATAGTAGAATCTTTTTAAAAACTCCAAATGTTTGGAAGTTAAAGTATACATATAAAGATGGAGATCCACATCCATTTTTAAATAATATAAAAATATGTGCTCTAACTGGATTCAATGTGGACTACACACCAGATGGTTCTTACAGCACCTATGAGGATAATGGTGGTAGAGGAGATGGTTCAATGACCTCTTATCAGGTAGGACTATCTTTCAAAGAGATAACTCCAATATACAATGATGATTTTTGGAATGATGATGAAGGAAAAGAAGGAACAGGATTCTAACTATGACAAACTCTTACTTCAGACAAGTACCAAATCTTGATTATGTCAATCGCAATCCCAATGCTAATGACATATCTAACTATATCACTGTAAAAAATCTATTCAAACGTGGTAGATTACGTCCTGACATTTTTCAAGACTTAACTTACTTTGAAAAATATAGTATTGTTGGTGATGATAGACCAGATACTATTGCACAACAATATTATGATGACCCTACTTTGGATTGGTTAGTTTTACTTGCTAACAATATAACAAATGTTCAATCAGAGTGGCCTCTTCCTCAATCATCATTAGATGAATTTCTACTAGAAAAATATGGAACCTATGATAAATTATTCTCTGGAATTCATCACTATGAAACCATAGAAATTAAAAACACAAAGGGTGCTGTCATCTTAAAGGGAGGGTTAGAAACTCCAAACACATGGAAAACTAATGGCAACTTTATTCAAGCTATCAATACAAAGGTGACTCAGATATCTGGTACTGAATCTAAAATAGCAACTGTTACCATGAATAATGGTATCAAAGATTTGAAAGTGGGTGATGAAGTTCTAATTCAAAATGTATCTACAGATGTTTATAATGGAAGATTCCCTGTCACTGAAGTACTTGCTGTAGGTGATGTGGCAATCAGATTTAAATACACACTATCAGAAATTCCATCTGTTCAAAATCCTAGCATAGGAGGGACAGAGCAAGTTACTTTTACTGTAAAAGGTGAGGTTGGAACTGGTAATGCTCATTACTATGAGTTCTTTGATAATGGTTCTTATCATACTATACCAGTTGCAAATATGATTCAATCAGTCACTAACTATGAATATGAACTAAAAAAAGATGAAGAGAAAAGAAATATATATCTTCTAAAAAATAATTTCTTGAATGTAATATTCAATGACATGGATGAGATCATGCCATACAAGAAAGGTGCCGCCCAGTATGTGAGCGACACCTTAAAGAAAGGAGAGAATATTAGATTGTATACATGATCTACTTAAGTAGATTTATATATGCTGCTATGACCAAGAGGGTCAAGCAGAGTTGATTGTATCTCAAGAGTCAGCTAACTTTTGAAAGTAACTGAGTGCTTCATCTTCTTCATCAGAAGATGTTGATACTGGTGCAGCCACTGGAACTGGATCTTCAGCTTCAGATACTACCTCCTCATCTAGTCTAGGTGCTTGCTTTTGTATCTGCCCTAAGACAGTTTTCAAGCGTCTCTCCAAATCTTCATATGACTTAAACTGATCTGGTGCAGTGATAGCAGATAAAGAATACTGCTTCTTCCACAATGCTTCTAATGCATCATCATCATCTAGTAAAGGTGCTACCTTATCAAACTCTGACTTATCATAGTTCCAAAACCCATCCTTCTTAACAATCTTCAGCTTAAAGTTTGCACCCTGCCAAAAATCAAAAGGATTGATTGGAGTTTCATCATCAAACTCTGGTTGCATTGCTTCCAGAACCTTATCAAATATTTTCTTACCATACTTAAACAAGAATACTCTACCCTCATTCTCTGGATGAAGAGGATCTTTTACAACATAAACGTTGGAGTAATAAGATAGCTTACGCTTCTGCTTACGTACTGTATCCTTATCAGCATCATTACCACTGTTCCATAACTGACGATTGTAGTCAGATACAGGATCTTTACCACCAGTAGTGGTTAAAGAGTTTTCAATATACCATCCACCTGGTCCTTGGAATGCATGTGAGTAGACCTTTACCCAAGGGAGTTCTTCTCCATCAGGTGCTGGAAGGAAACGAACAACTGCTGATCCAACACCAGTCTTGTCCAGTTCTGCTTTCCAGAATCTTTCATCTGCTCCACCAGAAGATGAGTTCATCTTCTCTACTTCTTTTACTAGTCTATCAGTAAGAGAACCCAGTTTGGATTGCTTTCTCAGTTTGTCAAAAGACATTTAGATTACCTCGTATTTGTTGAGATTTGGCCTGTGTGTAACCACTATACTTGATTCACCTTGCAGTGTCAAGTACAAGATCCTTGAGGATTTTTTTGTAGTGGAATACATCTATATTTAGGAAGGGAGAATACTTTTTTATTTTCATGCTAGTGCTTTTCCATACCACATCATCCATCTTCTTATCAAAGTTAACTCTATATCCTAGTATTCTATCATATATAACCATTGATTCTATTGATGTTCTACCTGCTAAATGACTTTTCAAAATGAGAGGATGTCCCTTTGAACAATCAAAAACATCATCAAATTTTTTATCCTCAAATAGATCAGTAGCCTCATTCTTAAAAACATAAGATAGAGATTGAATCTTCCTCTTCCATTCATTAAATATCTTCTCACCTGACTTCACAATGGTAGCCATATAAACCATCTGTGGATCTTCTCCTGCCACAAAATTAGAAACAAAAAAATTAACAATGTCCTTATCAGGATATGCTCTCACCATTCTTTCAAACCAAAATCTATCCTTCCTTGCTGGTCTATAATCTTTATCTCCTTTCAATCCCTTTCCATAAAAACTTTCTTTAGTTGCTCTAATTCTTTGAGTTCTATTTTGTATGAAATCATATTTGTCACCCTTAGTAAAATGCGTCTTCAACGCAATGTAAGTCTTATAACATTCAAATGGCATCATTAAAATATAGGAAGTTTGGCTCTAGATGTTCTCTTTAAAAAATTAAGTTCCTGTGCTTCATACTTAATCTTTTCCTTTAATGGTTTAGGAATAAGTTTAGGTACTGATTCTAAATCAATACTGTTCTGATCACAAAAATGTATGATAGCATCAATGTAATTCATATGTTTATTGACTTGCACAAGAGTTTCTATCTCCTGTGCAAATCTAGATGGACAGAAGAACTTCTTCTCCAATACCTTTTCTAATTCATTGTCCATCAGATTCTTTCCCAGTGTGGTTAGATACAAACTCTTTAATATAACGAACTAGAAGTTTAATATAATCCTCTTTGTTCCTTTTGTCAAATACTTTTACTTCACCATTGGGAGTTACCATGATGGTGATAAGTTTAGTGACTGGTATGTCTGTCAATTCATAATATGCAGCAGCATAGAACATCTCCTGCACAAAATAATTTTCCAACCACTTCTCAGGTTTAATTTTACTTGATGTCTTAAAATCTATGACTGCTAACTCGCCTTCATACTCTGCTATACAATCAACTCTACCAGCAAGACCAAGGTATTCTGAATAGAGTGTCCTTTCTATAGCATGTATGTTATTTATCTTATCCAGATATGGTGTAGCATGATGGAACATGAACTTAGTAACTGGTGTAAATAAATCCCAGTCCATCTCATGATTCTCTAGATATCTTTGTGCTGCCTCATGATAGTCTGTTCCTCTAGCAGTAGCAGCTTTAGTTATCTTGTTAGCTTTATTATCTCCTACTCTCCTACGCCAATCCATAAAGATTTGCCTATTGTAGAAAGAAGTTACTGATGTGATAGATGGAACCCACTTACCACTTGGCAGTTGATACAATCTACAACCAGGAGTTTCTCTTTTGTCTAGTTCAAGATCACCTAAAAAATTACAATGGGTAAAACTCATAGATTCAATTCCAATTTTGAGAGTAGATATTCTTTACACAAACCTGACCTTACTATATCTTCTACACCAAACTCAATAATATCTACTGAGGGCATAATTCTTAGAATGTTCATGAAGTCATGAATACCATTCCTTTCATTCTGTTTGATCAAGTCAGTTTGAGTAGCGTCTCCACAGAACATAATCTTGGAGTCAGTTCCTATCCTTGTTATTATACTATCTAATTCATGAAAATTCAAGTTCTGAAACTCATCAACTATAATGATAGCTCTGTCTAGAGTTGTCCCTCTAATGAATGAGGTGCTCCAGAATCCAATAGTCTCCTGTGCCTTAAGATTACCATACAACATCTCAAAGTCTGCCTCACTAGGCATCTCAAACATATACTTAACCATATTCTTATATGGTATCTGATATAAGTAAGACTTATCCTCATGATCACCAGGCAAGAATCCAATCTCTCTGGTAGCAACAAGTGACCTTACAATGTAGATCTTGTCATAGGGTGTATGTGGATCTAATACATCACCTAGTGCATTGAATAAAGTAATGAATGTTTTACCTGTACCTGCTGCACCATAGGCAACTAGATTTTTATTCTTAGCATAAGAATCAAATAAAGCTTTCTGATTTTCAGTTAAGGGTTCTACATCCCTCAACATATCAGCATTGATTGGTTTCTTCCTTTTCATCTGTTTAGATGTTAATCCAACACCAATAGGTTGGTCCCCATTCTTCTTTTTTCTTGGCATAATTAAGTAGAGAAAGGTTTGACAGTAGCACCAGGCATCTTGGATGCTTTTCTAAGAACTTCATTCCAACCTGGTTTCTTCTTAATCAACTTCTCTTGCCACTCACCTACTTCTCCTACGCTAGCACATCCTTTACTCCAATCTTTATCCCAGTCAGGATTTTCTTCTCTCCATTCATCATAGGCACTCATAGTCATAGAGAGTTCTTGAGTCTCTCCAGTCTTGAGATTTTTCACAGGGTATGTTGGCATAAGTAAACTTTTGGGTAGTTTTATTTAGACCCATTCAAGGGCTTGAGAGACACTAGGGAACTGCTCACAGAATATTCTTCTGCATTCTTCAGCAATTTTCATGTGTTCTTTCTGTGTTCCATGAGCAGATCTTAGATTGATGTAGTGTATCCACGACCTTACAGAACCAGTCATGTATAATTTTGTTGGTGTAGCAAGTGGTAGAACAAATCTAGCACACTCTTTTGCAACACCAGCATCAAGCATCTCCTTGTAGAGTTTCATCCCATCTACAAAGTGTCTCTGCATCTTTAGTTCAAAGTCCTGCACTACAAATCTATCTAAGTCATCAATAGAGTTCTGTCTATTCTTATCATCTTGTCTTCTCAACTCAGGTGTAGGAATAACCTCACTCAACATACTACTATCAGCATACCTTTGAGAAAACTCTTGATAAGTAAATGATCTATGCCTTAATATCTGTGCTGCTAATCCTCTAGTAGTTTCAATCTCTAGAGTCATATGTGCTTGCTCAAAGACTGACCAATGACCGTGCTTTATGCAGTAACCTAGCAATCCAGATACCTTTGGATTGTTTTGATTCTTTGGGTTGCTCACTCTTGCCACGTACCCCATCATCTCCTCTGCCTTTGGGGTTACTGTCACTAATTTCACGTTCATGTTGTTTCTTGTCACGTTTCAGTTGTTTCTTAATCATCTTGGCATAGAAAATATCTTTCTTACTATACCAATCTGGATGCTCCTTTGCTAATTTTAAAAGTTTCTTTGCTGCCTTCTTGTCCTTCATTCATACTAGTCTGGATACCCATCATCATCATCAAATACTTCGTCGTAGTCTGTGATATGGGGTGTGCTTTCGTATTTATATGCTGACACATCAGAATAAACTTCAGACTCAAGAGACTCAACTAGCAACTTGAGATTTTTGATCATTAGTTTTAGTCTTTCTCTATCCATTATCTCTTCTTAAAATAGTGATTTACTACTTCTAGTTGATCATGATAACGTGCTATCTTATCCAACTCAACTTGTATTGCTTCAGTAATATCTGAGTGCTCACCAATACCCATTGGATGCTCTAGATAAACTTCAACATTTGCTTGATGTTTTGCTATCTCACCTTTTGCATGTGATTGAACTGCATTAAGCAATTGATCTCTCATGTGTAACATAAACTTATACCTTTTCTATAATTATAGAATAAAAAAGGGGGTATGTAAACCCCCTTGTCATATTAACTGCAAGGAATTGCCTTGCTTTTCACTTTAAGACCACGATACATAAGATCATGTCTTTGCTGGTGTTGATGCTCCTCTATGAGCATCTTTCTGTACTCTTCAGTGTCATACTGGACACCACGGTAAGTGACTTGTGCCATTGTGTTACTCCTAAAGTAATTGGATTTTTAGACCCGTTCCTTTAGTCATGTGCGTCCCCTAAGGGATGAACGATCCGTTCCGTGACTTACTTGCGTCTCCTAAGAGATGAACGTTGTGTTAATACTAACACACTTATATTATATAGTCAAGTAGTTTTGTATTAGATGATACAAAAATATCTTCTATAGCTGTGGGTAGTACCAAATATTCCATTCTCTGAATAGATTTTGTTAATGATTCTAAATCATCATCAGGAAGAATAGGTACTTTCTTTTGAAGAATTATTTCCCCACCATCCAATTCTTCATTTACATAATGAACTGTGCATCCTGTTTCTTTTTCTCCAGCATTCATTGCTTGCTCAACAGCATTTAATCCTTTGTACTTAGGAAGCAATGATGGATGAACATTAATTATGGGAGCAGGAAATACAGAAGGATTCTTAATCACTCTCATATATCCAGCAAGGACTATAAGATCAACTCTCCATGCTTTGAAGAGTTCTACCATCTTCCCTTCATCTTTATGAGGTATTCTGACATGAGGTATTCCCCACTTTGCTGCTCTTGCAACAGCACCACATTGTTTAGTATTGTGTATCATCAATACAACTTCATGTTTGTTACATATAGGATTTGTAACTATGTTTTCAAAGTTGGTTCCGTTGCCAGAACACATGACGCCAAGTCTCATAGTGGTGGGTACTCAGATTGAATTTGTTCTAAAGTTTTCTCTACTTTAAAGTCTTCCATTAATCTTTGCACTTGTTTCTTATCTAACCCTGACAATTCCTCACAATTCTCCAAACACAAATAGATACATTCCCTATCAGAGATAGGTGGTTTCTTTGGCCATCCTTGATGATCAACATCACCACCAGAACTAGCCTCTAGATAGGAATAGTCTTTACTCATTCTTGGAACTGATCTAAAGTCCACATTGGTGCTTCTCTTGAGTTAAATGAATCACCATGAAATTCTTTCAATGCTTCTAGCATAATATCTTTTAACTCTGCTCTCTCTTTATCATTGAAGATAGGCCACTCTTTAAAGTTTGCTGGTGGATAGATGATGTTTCCATTCTCATCTCTAGGATATACATTATCAGTACATCCTTTTACTACATCACCACTCATTCCCTGCGTATCAATCTTACTCATAATGGCCTTCCATTCTTATCAACTAAACCCATCTTCTGAACTTGTCCTAGATTAGATTTTTTAAATTTCTTTATTTTTTTATACTCTTTTATAATTTTATCTACCTCATCATTAGGAATGTTAACTTTAAATTCTTCATCAGGATTCTTAACAAAACCACCAAATCCTTTTTGATCAGTAGCCTCTGTAGAAGAATCAACATATTGATTTATAGTTTCTTGAATCTCATCTCTAATGATGGAGTTCACTTGATCCCTAAGTTCATCACTCATTTTCTCTTCCTCTTCACTTTCTTTTCAGGTTTTATTGGTTGTCTGTTCCACAAAGAAGGTTTCACATTACCCTCAGCCCAATCTATCTTCTGCAATCCTTCCTTATACTTATCCCAATATTCATCAAATACATCTGACTTACCATCAGCCATCACCACATCATATGTTATCTTATCTTCTACAACATAAGTGACAAGATAAGCATTGCGTGGCAATGTCTTATCACTTGCAGCTGACTTATCACACTTTTCATGAATAATATTACAAGACATTATGATCTTCCTCCCCATTGAATGTCTGGAAATGCCTCCTCTACTACATCTAAATCAATGTCATAAAGGTCTTCTAACCCCTTATCCTTTACTGCTATTACAATCTCAGCTTCTTTAGGATGAAGTCCCTCTAGCAACTGAATAAAGATAGTCTCCCTTCTAATTGTAGACAGAGTATCATTACCACCCTTAACAAACATATAAAGATTTTTCTGCTCTCTACGTAAAGATGAATGATCTGTGCCTAGTGGATTTTCATTTGGTTTATATGGGACATTACCTTGAGGAAGCAAAGAGATAACAGAGTCATCAAAATTCCAAATGAATATACTCTTCAATGCAACACACTCATACTCTTGAAGAACAGCTACCTTTTTGGCATGAGTTTTCTGTTCAGACACTAACTCTAATATCTCATTCATGAATGGATTAGATGGTAGTTTCTTTACTGTTGATGTTTTACGAGGCTTTCTTGTTTTCCTTTCCTTCTTGGGTGGTTCAGGATTCTCAAGATTCGCTGTCGTCATCATCGTTGATTTCTGTTTCATGATTGTTTTCAATTCTTAAAGCTAAAATTTCATCAGGAATAATGTTCCCATTTGAATCAAACATCTCTGGATGAGAGTAGACCATTTGAGGAGTTGTTTCATATGAATGTTGTCTTGCCATCCATCCTATCATACCTCCAACCAGTAATGTAATAATAGACACTAGTGTCATAAGTGTCAATGTTACTATTAACAATTCAGACATGGCACTCCTCCAGTGAGTTTATTTTTTTCTAATATCCAAGTAAAAATTAAAGTGGAAAACAATTTCCCTATTCCAAATAGCAATCAGGTTTCCAAACTTTACTTGAAGTGTTTTAGGTTTTTCTGGTGTTTCTTTCTTCCTCCTTAGTAATAATTCAACACCCCTGTTGATTTCAGGTTTGTCATTATTTAGAGACTTTTTTTCTTCTTCCTGGTTTTCTGTCACTACTATACCTCCATGCATCTTCCAATATACTGTACAGATAATTTTTTATCTTTCTTGCTTGAGGTTTTGGTATGTGACCATATGCTTCACGCAATTGTTTATGATCATTATCAGCACCTCCCTTAATGTATCCTTCTAATTCTAATACCTGTTCTGAAATTTCAGCAGCAGTAGAACTTTCAATAAAAGCATCCACTTCATACTTTTTTGTTTTACGATATTTTAAAAAATCGTAAAACTTCAATTGCATCTTGCCATCAAACGCAAGTTCAATGGCATGCTCAATCATCTCATATACAGTTTCAAAATCGTCTTTCATTAGACTAAGTTTTTCTCCTTTAAATACTGAACTGTTTCTGTGCATCCACCTAGATTGGTAGAATCTAATACTACTTGAGGAAATGTAGATCCATTTCCAAACTGACCATAAAAACTTTCTCTGTCAAAGTCTTCATCAAGTTTATAAACTCTATGGTTTAATCCTGCTAATTGTAACACCTGAACTACCTTAGTGCAATAAGGACATCCATCTTTAGAATAGACTGTGAAGTTATTCATTATTTTCTTTTGATTTGTTTTTGATAATAATTCTATCATTTTTATAATCAGGAACAAACTCTAGTACATCATGATGACCCCACATGAGTTCCTCATATAATGAATTGAGTCTTGCCATATCTTCATAGAGATCATTAACATGACCCTCTACAGGCCAATGATGCTCTTCTGGTTCCAAATCTCCGTGCATGTGTTCTCCTTGAACAGTTTTTATTTAGTGTCCATAAAAAATGGAGGGACTTTTAATCCCTCCATATCCTAACAAATATTCAGTTTTAAATCAAGCTTAACCTATGGAAGGAGCAACAAGTGCAACTTCTGTTTCTGCAGCAGATGCTAGGTCAAGTGGGAAGTTGTGAGCATTTCTTTCATGCATTACTTCCATACCAAGGTTTGCTCTGTTAAGAACATCTCCCCATGTAGGAACCACTTTACCAGATGTGTCTACCACTGACTGGTTGAAGTTGAAACCATTGAGGTTGAATGCCATTGTGCAGATACCCATTGAGGTTAACCATACACAGATAACAGGCCATGATGCAAGGAAGAAGTGAAGACTTCTTGAGTTGTTGAATGATGCATACTGGAAGATAAGTCTACCAAAGTATCCATGAGCAGCAACAATGTTATAAGTTTCTTCTTCTTGTCCAAACTTGTAACCATAGTTCTGAGAATCTAGTCCAGTTGTTTCTCTGATTAGAGAAGATGTAACTAGTGAACCATGCATAGCACTGAAGAGTGCTCCACCAAACATACCAGCAACACCAGCCATGTGGAATGGATGCATGAGGATGTTATGTTCTGCTTGGAATACAAACATGAAGTTGAATGTACCTGAGATACCTAGAGGCATACCATCAGAGAATGAACCCTGACCAAATGGATACACAAGGAACACAGCAAATGCTGCAGATACAGGTGCAGAGTATGCAACACAGATCCAAGGTCTCATACCTAGTCTGTATGAAAGCTCCCACTGTCTGCCCATGTATGCAGAAATTCCAATAAGGAAGTGGAAGATAACCAACTGATAAGGACCACCATTATAGAGCCACTCATCAAGAGTAGCAGCTTCCCATATAGGGTAGAAGTGAAGTCCAATAGCATTGGAAGATGGAACTACAGCACCAGAGATGATGTTGTTTCCATACATGAATGAACCAGCAACTGGTTCTCTGATTCCATCAATGTCCACAGGTGGAGCAGCGATGAAAGCAAGGATAAAGCAAGTGGTAGCAGCAAGCAAGCATGGGATCATTAGAACACCAAACCAACCAACATAGATTCTGTTGTTTGTGCTTGTTACCCACTCACAGAACTCAGACCATCCAGTAAGGAGTCCTTGTTCGCGTTTTTGAAGAGTTGTCATGAGTACAACAAAGTTTTAATAGGGCTCAAAGGGTAAGAGCGATATTAATATTTCCACCAATCCCTTCACTGGTGGACAAAAAGACGTATTTTACTTCCTCAGTCTTGGTTAGTAGGAAGATTTGGTGAGGATTTGCTCACCTCATGTTATTTAGTATAAAGAAATATTAAGCATTTGTCAAGACCCCTGTGCCACCTTCATCATCGTCATCATCCTCTAGTTCATTTTTTAATTTACTAATTCTTTCTTGCAGTTCATTATAATCCTCTATGTCACAACTCTTTGACTCAAAAGTAACACCCATCAATTCTTCACCAGGTTCTACATCTATCATCTCTGGATGTATTCTCTTAGTTACCTGCTTAGTCCAATAGTTAGCGTTGTATTCTTGCACTGGTTTAGAAGACCAACCCTTTATAATAGATCTGATTGCCCACACTAACAGAGCAAACCAAGATACTGTAAATAGAAAGTCTGTGAATGGATTCATCTTCTGAATATTCTTTCTATTGGTACTTGTCTTATTTTATCTATAACATCTGTCTCCACTCTGTCAGCAACCCTATCAATAATGTTCACATCAAGGTGCATGAAAGGAGGAATGATTCCTAAAATTCTAAGAAGACCATCTACAAATAATGCAAGACAAGTAAACCCAAGAATCATGCTGATGATAGTTGCTTCTCTATTATGTTTTGCCATAGAAGCTTCATCAATTCTGCGTGCTTCATCCACAGCAAAAGAGATCATAGAATCTACTTCTGCTTTTGTGTAGCAGATCTTAGTGATAGTTTCTTCTGTCATTAAGAATACTTATACAGGTTTATCATAACACATGTCTTTTATTTATGCTAGTAACTATTAATACAATGTCAACAATGCTAAATAAAACACGGTTTGGTGTTAGTAAATGAAAAAATTACTCCCATTGGTTATGCTTTTGATGAGCACTCCTCTTGCTGCTAGAGCAGATATTACATCAAGAATGACCTCTAGTGTTCAGTTGACAGTTAATGCTGCTGCAACTCAAATGAACAGGATTGGATCTTCATTTAGTATCACTGGTAATAATGTAGACACAACTGACGGAACCACAGCTAATACAATTAGTGCTGGTACTATAACTTCAGGTGTATACAATCCTGGTACTATTGCTGCAGTACAGGATGATCCAGGTGAGTCTTTCAGCTTCACTCAGGCATTCACTCAAGCTGATGCAATTGATACAACTGGTCCTGACATAGGAGATATTTCTGCATATGGTGATCAGTTGTCTACTGCTGCTGGAAGTGCTGGATCATTAGCTGGTACGGTAACTTCTCAAGGTCTTTTGACTGTAACAGCTGGCGGAGCTGGCACATCAGCTACTGGACAATTTGTAACTGAGCTGCAAATTAACTAGGAAACTAGGTTATGAAAAGGCTTATAACTACTATACTAGTGATATTAGGTAGTGCGGGGTCTGCAAGAGCAGTTCCCGTGGTCCCAAATTTTCAACAGGGATCTATGACTAGCCACACTGAGACTGAATCTACAGTCACAGAGACGATACATTCAATTGATATGAGGGCAGGATGGGAGTACAGCGTGACGGGCGTAGGTGTAGACAACAATGGTGCAGCACTCAACCCCAATGTGAACACATCAACAGTAACAGTGAATCCATCAGTAGGAGGAGAAGAGGGAGCAGTAACAGGAACAGTAACATCTTCCTTCGACACTTTGGACTTCTCAGCAGTCAACAACTTCACAATCCACGAACCTGGAGCAGCCTTTCAATTTACTCAAAGTTATTCTGGACCAGGAGTCACAAATCAAACAGTCATACAACGCGTAACAGAAATAAAAAGTATCACAGATACAACAAGTACATTTACTCAGTAAGTACATTAGTACTATCATTACTATCACCCACAGTTTCTTTAGCACAAGGAGTGGGTGGTGTCAGTGCCACTGCTAATCCTATAGCCAATAGTAGCGGCTCAGTCACGAACCAGGCGATACAAGTGTTACAAGGTCCATACATAACCAACACCTATGGTGGTGGTGTGCAGTGTCAGGGTAGTACCTTTAACCTTACACCCTATGTGCAGTTTGCAGATAGTAGAAAAGATCCTTGGGAGGATTTCTACAATGAACCACAATATAATCTAACAGATGTAGAAGGTAAGACTGTTAAACAAACAGTCAGTGTAAAGAACTACCCTTGGGAGGAATGGTATGATGATAGAACATATGTAGATGACAATGGAGATACTCAAAGATGGTT